TTGTGGACCAACTGCACCCTGATCGCCTCTGAGACCCGGAATCCCCTGGATGCCCTGCAATCCCTGCGCCCCTGTGTCTCCACGGTCGCCTTGCGGACCCTGAATACCAGCCTCACCCTGAGGACCTTGAATTCCGGGACGTCCCCGGAGTCCTTCTGGTCCCTGCGGGCCCTGGGCGCCGGTCTCACCAGCATATCCCCGAGGGCCCCGCTCCCCGGTCTCGCCCTTGATTCCCTGGATCCCCTGAGGACCGACCAATCCGCCGAAGCCTTCCCATTCATCACCTCGGCGGATGAACACCTCGTTTGTCGACGGCTTATACCACACCATGCCCTGGGGTATCGGATAGCGCCAGTCCTCCGCCGCTGGAGTCGTCTCCTGGACGTAGCCGATCACATGGATCTGAGCGCCCGTAAGTTTTGCATGTGGTATATAAGTCATCTCGAATCCTCAACTATGCTGGTGTGCTTGCAAACACGATGTTTGATCCGTCGATCCATTCGCCGACCATCCCAACTCCGATCCGATCGCTCCCGGATGTGAATATAAATTGCACCAATCGGCTGCCGGCAATTGCGGCCCATGTAATCACCCCGCCTGACGGTTGTCCGATCAGCGTCCCGTCGACATACAGTCGAACACCGTCAGCCGCATTGAATACGGGGATTGAAATATTCCCACTGGCCGCCACATTTACATTAATGGAATACATCATTGCGAATCCGACATCCCGCCCCTGCGGGCTCAGTATCTCGCCTGCATCGGTAGACGCTATTCCGAATCGTTTCCCATTGGTGGTTACTCCCGAAGGAGTTGTTTTCGATTCGTCTCCGTTGTACATCCTTCGATATGACGCCTTCATACGATCGAGCGCCGTTTTGTCCGCCGCTGACATGAATCCCGCCAATGCTTCCGTCGCCGCTGGATGCTGAGCAGTCCCCCCGACTCCGACATGTCCGTTCCACTGAGCCTGCGTGATATACACAGCCTGTTCGTCGACCGTCGCCGTGACCGCCACGTCCCCAATCCCGACAACGATCTCCTGGATGATCAGCACTACATCGCCGCCGCTGTCCGCCGGCATGTAGTCCGGAGTCGCTCCCGCGTTACCGTATGCGTAGAGGATCTCCTGCCCGGTGTTTACCGGGTCCTCAGCAAAGAGACCGACCTCGCGCATGTCGTAACCTGTGACCAGTCCGTGGTTGGAAATGTCCGCTCTCACCGCGGCATGACCGCTTGCCAGAAGTCTGCAGTTGGCGATGTTCACCGTCTGCTTCTGGCTCACCAATGCAGTGCGCCCGATCAGTGTCCCGCCCTCGGGTAATGCTCCATCGCCGACAGCCATCCGCTTGAATACGAGAGTCCCGCCGCCTGTGTGAATGAGTTCCTGCAGGGCCGCCCCTGCAGTCGTTAATACAATTCCAAATTGACTCATGAACCCCACTCCTGTCTATTCGGCCACCGAAGTCCGATAAATCATCATGTGCTGCGCGAATCCCACCTTCACAGACATGTCTTCGCTTTTCATCTGCTGCAGCGTGTAATGCGACCTAACGTTCTTCGCGACCGCAATCGCCCGAGAGAACCGCGCGATGATGCTCTCCGAAAGCGTCAGCCTCGTCGCAACGGTGAACGTGTACGGATCTCCGCCATATTCGAACCACTCCGCAAGATCGGCGTTCCCAACACCGAAGACGGTGTCCAAAACACTCTGAACCGCCGCCCTCGTGCCCTGTATCCGGTGAAATGCTATAGCCCCGCGAACGAGCTCGCGTTTCTGCGCGAGGGTCAGATCGGACTCGTAGAAATCAACGTGAAACTGCCATGCGAGCAGATCAAGGATCCGCTCCGGCAGCGTGCCTATATTGGCCATATACGGCAGCCCCACCGCCGCATCACTGACTATTGAATGACTCTCCGGATCCAAACCATCGGCGACCGCGGTCAACTGGTCGTCATCCGTTATGGATGGAGGCAGTATGGTCCGGAGAGCCAAATCGGAAACCAGGTTAATGCTATCAGTCATCCTCGAGACCTCCGTAAGTCACCGAGGCCGTCCCCGATAGAGTTGCAATCGCGGTGCTCGCCACCACCGTATACGCTGGCGACGTAATCGCCACCCTCTTCGCACCAGCGTTCACCATCCGGGCAATCAGCTCCGACGTGTTGACATCCCGCCCGATCGCGGACCGCTGCCAGGTTATCCATGCCGTTACAGCCGCTGCTACATTCGCCTGGATCTCCGCAGCCCTGGCCGCGTCATCCTGCTTTATGTAGTAGGTGATATTGACCGTGTATGCCGCTTCGGTCGGAGGCTTCGCCGTCACGTTGTCGGTAAGCGGCCGCACATCGTCGGCGCTTAGCACGGACTGCACCAATTCGAGTACCCCACTCGACGGCAGCACGCCTCCAGCAAGGAGGACGTAGACATCCACGACGCCGGGAGTCGGGCTTGTTACATATACATCGCTGATCTGCGCGGACGCCGATCGCGCCCAGAATTCGTATGCGTCCCGAGGCCCCGCCGTGGAGAACCTGCTGATTCCCAGCCGGATCCGCTCCCTGTACGCATCATCGGTCTCGGCATCATAGCCCCCGCTGCTTGCTGTCAAGTTGCTCACTGTCGGCACATTGGCTATGGGATCGACTATCTGGTTGATCTCGCCGATCACATAGTCGTTACTAGCATCCCCGGCCACCGCCGCTGTCGCCTGCACATCGATCGTCTGACTGCCGACAGGAATGACCACAGTGTAATCGGTCGCAAAATACACCTGATTCCCCGGTGTGACCCGCGTCCCAAGGGGAATGGTTATGGGCTGCGTAGCAACTGCGCTCGCCGTAAACCTGAGAGTCGCACTTGCTCCCTTTGCTGCGAGCCGTTCAACGCCCACCAGATCGCCCAGGACATCCAGATTGTCACCCGTCGCGTACGCCAGGAGATTCTGTCTTCCGGCCGCATCGATCATGTTCCGGATGTTGATGTCTTCGGCGGCAAATGCCAGAGCAAAGAGCCTCAGTGGATCTCCGGGATAAAGCGAACGGCCTAGATTGCTCTCGATCGCTGCCAGCACACCGGCTGTTACGGATTCGGGATCAGTATCACCATATGAGATTTCAGGCACATATAACTCAGACACTCGCCGTCTCCCCTCCCGATCGCAGTCGGAAAACTACTCGAGGCGAAAGCCGCCCCGTCAAATCGTCATGTTCGTATGAAATGCTCACGACATCGATCCGGGGCTCGTACAATGTGAGCGTGTCCAGGATGTCGGATGTCATCGCGGCCTTTGCTGCCTCTGTCGGCGCATCCAGCCACGAGCCGACGATCCCCAGTGCCCGGTCCATCGGCACGGATCCCCGAGGCGTCGAGAGCAAGGTCCGCACGTTCTGCGCGACTTCTTCCATCTCGGAAGTCGGCTCAATTACCAAACTCATGACTTCACCTTCGTCGTGTTCTTCTTGATTATCGTTGTCGAAATCGCTGCCGGCGTGCTGGCCGTTCTCGCCAGTTTCAGCGAGAGCTTCAAGTCTGCGACTATCGCCCTGCCTGCCGAATCAAAATGCTGTCTGGACGCTTCGACCGTATCGATCATCCACCGCCCTGCAGCTCCCCCCACGGGACGCCCTCCGAGCACCAATGCCAGAAGCTTTCCGGCCCTGCAATACTCCTGCGTCCTGGATATCTCCATCTCGACATCGATGCCGAGACTCTTCGCGAGCTGCACGGAAAGATCGATCGAGCGAACCCCCGGCCCTACGAACTCGAGTACCGGATCACTCCCGCCAACTTCATGCGTTCCGAGTCTCGCGGACACGCTGTCCCCGTACTCGCCGAACGTCCGCACCAGATCTGCGGATGTCTGGAATACGATGTCGCCCAAACTACCAACCTGCGCCATCAGCCAACCTCCACGTCCGGTGACCCGGACGAAATCACCGCTCCGCAGCCTATTGAATCCCCTATCCGAGCCACCGACGCGCCTTCGACGGACACCGTCGCTGATCCGGACACAATCGCCGTGGTTCCATGTCCGGGAATCGGACAGGAATGCAGATCTCCAACCCGAGCCACTGCCTTTCCGTTCACAA